ATCGTTTGTACTTTGAAGAGAATCGTCCAGATGCAATTGATCCAGATGAAGTGGAAGTGATTGATACTTTCTGTGATGACTGATTATTTGCCTCAAGGTGAAGCATCAATTGATAATCCAGACTGGGACTGTCGAATTCGATTAAAAGATACAAATTATAAAGAGTATTCTAATTGCTCTTTATTAAGTCCTGATGCTTATAATCAGTGTGTTTCGATATATGTTCAATATGTGGAATATAAAAAGTTTCCGCAAATGTTTCCTTTGTTTGAAGAGGAATTTAAACTTGATTCGATTGATAGAGTTGGATACTATGATAATGAAAATAACTTATGTGCTTTCACACTCGTTTGGAAACTCCCAAGTGCAAATTCAACTTGGGCATCATATTTTGCATGGGATTATAAAAATCCGAAGTTAGGTATGGGTAATATTGCAAATAAGAATGAGATTGCAAGATATAAACGTCTTGGTTATGATTACCTTTATCTTGGCCCATATGCAAAATATAAGACAAAATTACAAGGATTTGAAATTGTAAACGTTAAAGACACATATAAAATAGAGAACGGAAAAGTTACTTGGCACTAAATGGCATATTTAAATCACAGTTTACCTGACTGGTCAGTCTACATACGAAATGAGTTTCTCTATAATCATAAAAAAGGTCATGGAGAGGTCACAAAATGCGATGTTCACTCTGTCGCAAGTATGGAGAAGCGTGTTCCTTTGTTTGAAGCGTTTCTCGAAAACGGCGTAAACTGGACAAGAAGACCTCTACACGCATTTTGTTGGAAACCAGATGCAAAAATTGAACCATTAGAAGATATTATGTACTGGGATTGTTTCTCTCCTTACATCGATGTACAAAGAAGAAACCGTTTAGCAAACTTAGATGCAGAATTAATACGTCCAGATGGTAAAAAAGTGATTGGAACGTATATGTGGACGTTTGATTGGTCTTGGGAGAACAAGGGAGTACCAGATTTGAACTTTTCTGAGACTCCAGAACATAAATGTGCTCACTTATTTAAGGTTGAAACAGGTAATTTTTATGCATATCCGAATAATCGCATCATTTGGTACGATAATTCTTGGGTTTTTAACCGAATTGAGCAAAATCCAGGCTATGAAATCGATCAAACATGGTATTCAGTCGAAAATAAGCGAAAAATTGAGACATCAGATCACTATATGTACGAAGTGAAGGATATAAGTCGTGAAAGTAAGAGCGTTGAAATCAATATTGAACCCGAATTAGGATGAATTAGGATGAATCATCATGCAATGGGTCAACATTTGCTTCTAGAAGTGTATGATTGCACTTTTGAGCAGTTAAATTCAGCTCATTTTCTCCGTTCAATCTTTACAAAAGCGATTTTACGCTCTGAAATGACAATTTTGAACGAATATACTTACCAATTTTCTCCATGTGGACTCACTTTACTGTTTGCACTTGCTGAAAGTCATGTTTCTTGTCATACTTGGCCTGAAAAGGGGTGTTTAAACGCTGATTTTTACACTTGTGGTGAAAAAGATCCAAAAATAGCTGCTAAATACATCATTGATAACCTATATTCGATTGATTATAGAGTTCGTGAGATAAAAAGGTAAAAAATGGGTATAAATAAAACAGGAAACTTTTTGTGTAAATAGTGGCTTCTAAGGCATTCAAAGATATTAACCTCTCATTCAAACGTCATCCTGTGACGAATGATTTGGTTGTGATCAAAAATGAGGATGCTATCAAAAGATCTGTCAAAAATATTGTTTTTACAATTTTAGGTGAAAAACCATATGATCCCTTTTTTGGATCAATCGTTAATGATGCTTTATTTGAATTAAGCACATCATTAAACGAAATTGGTGTTGGAGAGAAACTTAAATCATCTCTTGCAAGATATGAACCTCGAATTGACAATATTATTGTAGATGCGACAATTTCACCTGATTCAAATGAGATTAATGTAACAGTCTCATATGAGATTGTTGGGATTCCATCTCCAACACAAAAAGTAGACGTTATCCTACAACCAGCTAGAGTATAATGGCTTTTGGGCAGTACGTTAATTTAGATTTTGACGAAATAAAACAATCAATCAGAGATTATCTGAGGGCAAACACCAATTTTACGGATTATGACTTTGAAGGGTCAAACCTTTCAATTGTTATTGATGCGTTAGCGTATAATACATACATCACTGCCTATAATACCAATATGGCAACGAATGAATGTTTTCTTGACTCCTCTACACTTCGAGAAAACGTTGTTGCACTTGCTAGAAATATTGGATATGTACCAAGATCAAGAAGATCTGCAAGAGCAAAGATATCTTTTCAAGTTGACGATCTAACAGAGACAGTTTCACTTACAATTAACGCTGGAATCATTTGTAATGGTGCTGGTCGTAATTCAAACTTTATTTTTTCGATTCCAGAGGATATTACAGTTCCTGTTGTTAATGGAATTGCAATTTTTAACAATATTGAAATATTTGAAGGTAGTTTTATAAGTCAAACGTTTACAGTTGATGAATCTTTAACAAATCAAAGATTTATTCTTGATAATTCGTTTATTGACACATCTACGATCAAAGTTAAGGTCAAACCATCGGAATCATCCACTTCGAGAGTCACTTATACACAAATTGACAATATTGTAGGTGTTACATCAACCTCATCTTCTTATCTTTTACAAGAAATTGAAGATGAAAGGTATGAATTGATCTTTGGTGACAATGTAATTGCAAAAAAACTGTCAAATAACAACTTTATTGAAGTTTCTTACATTACAACAGATGGAAAAGATGGAAATGGCGCTGCAGAGTTTAGTTTCGTAGGTAATATTACTAATCAAGATGGTGCAGAGATTGATGCAGGGAATGTTTCACTTGTAACAACAGAAGAAAAGTCAAGAGATGGTGACAATATCGAATCTATCTCATCAATTAAGTATTATGCACCTCGAATTTACTCCTCTCAGTATCGTGCAGTTACTTCAGCTGATTATGAATCAGTTTTAGGTTTTATTTACCCAAACGTTGAATCTGTGACTGCTTATGGTGGAGAAGAAATGACTCCTCCTCGTTTTGGTAAAGTTTTCATATCTGTTAAACCAAGAAATGGTGATTTTCTATCAGATGAAACAAAAAGATCACTTATATCAAAATTAAAGAGTTATGCAGTCGCTGGCATCGTGCCAGAGTTCATTGATTTGAAGTATCTGTACGTTGAACTCAAAGTTAACGCTTATTATAATCCAAGTTTGAATGATGACCAAGAAAATTTAAAAACATCTATTTCAAATGCTCTTGATCAATATTCAAAATCAATTGATGTAAATAAATTTGGTGGTCGGTTTAAGTATAGTAAAGCTATTTCATTAATAGACTCTGTAGATTCTTCAATTACATCTAATATTACTTTAGTTTGCATGAGAAGAAATCTTAGATCAGAGATTGGTCGTCTTGCACAGTATGAACTTTGTTTTGGTAATCGAATGTATCAAGCAGAGCCAGCTTATAATATCATATCAACAGGATTTACAGTTGAAGGTATTTCGCAAGTTGTTTATCTTGCAGATGAAAAAATATCAAGTGATAAAGGAAGAATATTCTTCTTTACATATGTTGAAGGTGGAACTCCGACTGTAATTAAGAAAAATGCTGGAACAGTTGATTATTTACATGGAGAAGTCCTTATAGATAGTGTGAATATACTTTCAACTGTTATAGAAAACAATATTATTGAAGTTCAAGCAGTTCCACATTCAAATGATGTAATTGGACTGCGTGATTTGTATGTTAATTTTGATATGACAAATACGACATTAACTATGGTTCCTGACATTATTGCATCAGGCGAAAATACATCTGGTTCAAGGTTCATACATACACATAGTTACTATATGCCGAAGTTTACTCGTGATTCTAAATCTACAGTTTCCACGACAGGTTTAGTAACGACTGTAGATACAGCTTCTACTGCAACGACAGTTTCGTCATCATCAACTAGTGCTGCGAGAGCTGCAGCATCATCAACTACAAGTGCAAGTAGTTCAACAACCGCCATGGGTGGTGGATCAAGTTCAACTCCTAGTTCTGGTTCAGGATATTAATGATAGATACCTCAATACAAAGAGTCGAAATAAATCAGGTAATTGAAAATCAATTGCCTGAATTTGTACAGGCAGAAAGTCCACTTTTTGTGGATTTCATGAAACAATATTATATTTCTCAAGAATTTACAGGTGGATCGATTAACATTGCAGAAAATATTGATCGATATACTAAATTACAAACTTATGTAGGTGCTGCACTTACAGAGTTTACTGGATTAACTACTGACACTCAAGAGGGTTCTGATACAATTTTTGTTGATTCAACTAAAGGTTATCCAAATAAGTATGGACTTCTTAAAATTGATGATGAAATTATCACCTATACAGGAATAGGTACAACTTCATTTACTGGATGTATTCGTGGATTTAGTGGTGTTGATTCAATGGATCAACCTACCAAACCTGATCTTTTATCTTTTAAAACAAGTGTAGGTGCTGCTCATACAGGTGGAACTAAAGTTCATAATTTATCAAATCTTTTTATTCGAGAATTTTTCAATAAACTTAAAACAACTTATGCAAGTGGATTTGAAAACAGAAAGTTAAACAGTAATTTAGATCAAGTTAAGTTTATTCGACAAATTAAAGATTTTTATCGTACAAAAGGAACAGAGGAATCATATAAAATTTTATTCAGAGCATTATATGGCCAAGAAGTTAAAATTATTAAACCTTCAGAATTTTTAATTAAACCTTCAGATGCAGATTATGGTTTTGGTCAAGATTTTGTAACTAAATCAATTACTGGCGATCCACATGATTTAATTGGATCAACTTTATTTCAAGATAAAGATGATGATGATAAGAATATTTTAGGTGCCTCAGGTGCGATATCAGATGTAAAAGATTTTATATATGGTGGAGAACACTATTATCAGATCACTGTATCCCAAGATTCAATTAATGGTGATTTTGTAGTTCCAGGCAGAACTCGTGTTGTTAATCCAGTTACCATTGGTTCGACTGTGATGACAGTTGATACAACAGTTGGATTCCCTACAAGTGGTGCTTTATCATTACCAACAGCGAGTGTTGCTGGTGTTGTTACATATACAAGTAAAACATCAAATCAATTCGTAGGATTACCAACAGCTTTAGATGTTTTAAACGTTGGTGATGATGTTCGTTATAATAATGTTGCGTATGGATATTCTTTTGCAAACGCAACCAAGAAAATTGAAGTTTTAATTACAGGTGTTTTAAAAGATTTCCCAATACCACAAACCACTTTTTATTTTAATAAAGGTGATAAGGTTAAAGTTGGTACATTTGGAATTAATAAAAGTTCTGAAGATCCTAATTTTGGATCATGGATTTATAACACATCCGTTAAATTTACACCAAAAGAAGTAATTCGACAATCAAGTAGTAGTTTTAGAGTTGTGACTCCCTCAGATCATGGTCTTTTAGAGGAAGACTCTGTGGAAGTTTTAGATGGACAATCCATAGTATTTGGTGTTGGTCGTGTTTTAAGTATCGTAAGTAATTCAACTTTCATTGTGGGGGATTTGCCTGGCGTTGGTATTAATAATTTTGCGTTTGTAAGAAGAAGATTAAAGAGAGGAAATAGTTCTCTTCATGATAATATTACAAAATATACGACTGATATTCAAAATTCATATGATCATGAAATTGGCAGTGAGTTTGCAAAACCACCACACCCTCATGTATATGTTACATCACCATCTTTACCAAGTTTAGGAAACGAACCTATCGTTGCACCAGATCGTTCTGTAACGTGGACTGGCGCGACTGGCGGCGACGTTATACAGTTGATACAGGTTACAGAGGGTGCAGCAGATCATGGATTCTATTCTGGAGAAGTTGTTACTTATAATGTGATTAGTGGTTCTTTGGGACAACTAATTGACGGTAAAAATTATTATGTAAGTCGTGTAAGTTCAAACAATATTCGTCTTGCAAATTCATTACCCGATCTTGTTAATGGTGATTTTGTAGATGCAACTGGTAGTGGAACATTTAAAATCTCAGTTCCAGAGTTGGCGAACAAAAAACTTGAACATCAAAAATTATTAAAGAGAATATCCATCAATCCACTGTTTGATGGTGGAGTGCGTGAGACAACGCCTGGCACGACTGGCATCCTTGTAAATGGTACAGAGATATCAAACTATAAGTCAGGTGATGTTATACAATTTGGTGGTATTGAATCAATAGATGTATTGGAAGGAGGATCACAATTTGATGTAATTACACCACCAAGAGTGTCTATCGAAAGTTTAACTGGTACTGGTATAAGTGCAACAGCAAATGTTAGTGGATCATTTGAAAGAATTGATATTACAGATCCTGGCTTTGATTATGTTGAACCACCTATTATTGAAATTAAAGGTGGTAATGGTCAAAATGCACTTGCAAAATCTAGATTAAAACAAGTAGATCATTTTATCGATTTTGATGCATCATCAACAGGTAATGCGATTAACATTGCAGATGACACAATTGGTTTTGGAACTTTTCATAAATTCCGTGATGGAGAGGCTGTAATCTATAAAACATTTAATGCTGGTGCAATTGGTATTGCAAGTGCTGGTATTACTACAACTGCGATTCAAAATAATCCAGATCAAAGACTTGTTGATGAGTCAATCTATTTTGTATCAAAAGTTAATAATACAACGATTCAACTTGCAAATAGTAGAAATGATGCACTCACGAAATCAAACTTAATTAACTTAACTGGGTTTGCTGATGGATCACAAAGATTTCAAAGTTTAAGAAAGAAGTTTGTTTTAGGTCAAATTATTATTGAAAATTCTGGTGAGGGATATGAAAACAAAAGAAGACTAATTCCTACAGCTGGTATTAATACATATTCTGATTTTATTGAATATAAAAATCATGGATTTAAGGATGGAGAAGTTGTTAGATATTCAAATAGTGAGATTAAAATTGGTGGTTTAGATACAGATCAAGATTATTATGTTTTAAAAGTAAGTGATGATAGATTCCGACTCGCCTCTGCTGGAATTGGAACTACTTTATCTAATGCAAACTATCTTAAAAAAGAATTTGTAGGATTAACTTCTCTTGGATCTGGAGATCATGTATTTAATTACCCACCAATTACTGTTAACGTAAAAGGCACTGTTGGAATTAATACAACTCATCCAGAAAACTATCATGCACAAGTGAATCCAATTGTAAGGGGTAGAATTACATCAATCAATGTTGAGAACGCTGGTCTTGGATATGGAAACGATTCAACGTTTAACTTTAGTATTCCACCTCAAGTTAGAGTTTCTTCTGGATCATCTTCAGAATATAAGGCGATTGTAACAAACGGAAGAATCCAATCTGTGATTGTAACTCGTTCGGGTGCAGAATACACATCCGCTCCAGATCTTGAAATATTGGGTGATGGTGTTGGTGCAAAAATTATAGCGTCAATTAGTAATGAAAGAGTGGATACTGTTACCGTTGATAATGGTGGAGTTGGTTATACAACTGCGACTGTAGGAGTTAGAGAAATAATTCCAGGCACTGGTGCTGTATTTTTACCTAAAATTAGATCATGGGCGGTTAACAACGTTAAGAGATATGAGGATATCTTCTATGGAGATGATGGATTCTTAACTAGAGGTGATAATGATGAAGGAATTAAATTTACATCTTTCTATGCACCTAGAGGTTTAAGAAAAATATTAAAACAAAAAAATAGTGATGGAACAGTCGATTATACATCAAATGACTTAAATCTTCTAAACAATGCAGAACAAGCATCATTAAATCACTCACCAATTATTGGATGGTCATATGATGGAAATCCAATTTATGGCCCTTACGGATATGATCGTAAAGATGGTGGTGTTGTAAGAATCATGAGATCTGGTTACTCTCTAAAAACAACAAGAGAGAATGGCCCTCCTATATCTACATTTCCACTTGGATTCTTTATTGAAGATTTTGAATACCTTGGAAATGGTGATCTTGACGAAAACAATGGAAGATTTTGTATAACTCCTGATTATCCAAAGGGAACATATGCTTACTTTGCAACAATCAATCCAAATGAAAATGAAACTAGTGGAACATTTAAAAATTTCAGAGCTCCAGCATTTCCATATCTAATTGGTGCAAACTACGCTGCAAAACCTGATGAATTTAATTTTGTTGAAACTAATAATCAAGATCTAGATTTAAATACTCTCAATTTAAGAAGAAATACAAATCCATATAGACTTGATAGTTCTGGCGCAGAATATGAAGGAATACATGATAGTCGTAAATTAGTTAATCAAGAAATTGATGTTAATTATGCATCTCCAGGCAAAATCAATCAATTTGAAATTCTAAGTTCTGGATCTGGTTATCAGGTTAAAGATCCTTTAAGAATTCAAAATTTAGACAAAGGTAATGGTTTTTCAGGCGAAATTTCAAAAGTTGAAGGAAAGGAAATTGTATCCATAGCGTCAACTGTTGTTAAAATTGAAAATATTGTATTTACATATAATAATCAAAACGGACAAGTCATCGGACTTTCATCTCAACCTCATGATTTAGTGGTTGGTGATGTTGTTACTATTTCTGGACTTTCTACAGATTCTCTAAGAAGATTAGATGGAAGACATCAAATCGGATTTAATACATCATTCTTACAATTAAATACAAGTATTGGAACAACTGCGTCTACAGGTAATGTCACAAGTTTCTCTGTAACTGGTGATTTATCTCGAAATTCAATCTCAGCTAATGATGTCATAGGAATTAACACAGAAAGAATGTTAGTTCTTAATGTGGATGATGTTAACGATAAACTTAGAGTTAAAAGAGAATTTGACGGCGTTATAGGAACAGCGCATACAAGCACATCTCTTATTACTAACTTAAATCGTAGTATTTCATTTAACTTAGGTATTAATACTGATATACAAACAAGAGTTAATATTCCGTATTACTTTAATCCAATTGAGAGTGTTTCTCTAGGAGAATCAGCTGGTGTTGGTATTGGTTCTACAATTTCATACTCATATCGAGTTGTTGGTGGTGGTTCTACTGAAAGATTTGTTCCCACTCAAAATATATTTTTACAAGATCATGGATTTGCTACTGGCGAAAAACTCATATATTCCAGTGATCAAGGAAATACACTTTTAGTATCAAATGGTATATCAACCTTTAGTTTAACTAATAATTCACCTGTTTTTGCAATTAACTTAGGAAAAGATTTACTTGGTATATCTACAAATCCATTAGGTATCGGATCAACAGGATCAATTACAGGTATTGGATCAACTGCATATCAATTGTTCTTTAAAGGTCATGGAACAGGTAAAATTCACAGTTTTAAACCACAAAGAACTGAAATTACAGGTTTTGCAGAAAAAGTAGTTGGAACTGTTGTATGTAAAGAAGCTCATAATTTAACTGCAAATGATCGTGTTTCAGTTTCAGTTACACCAGGCATTACAACTACTTTTAGTGTGCAATATGATGACACTACTCGTAGAACATTCATTAACCCTATTACCTTTGGTGCATCTGATGTTGATATAAACAAAGATCAGATTTCAATTCCAAATCATGGTTATAAAACAGGAGATAAGGTAATCTATAAATCTTCTAATCCAGCAAATCCACTATTTAATGATTTTGCATATTTTGTAGTTAGAATTGACAAAAATACAATTAAATTATCTGAGACTGCTTTTAAATCTAAAAAACTAATACCTGATTGTATTTCATTGACATCAGTTGGATCTGGTCATACTACAGCTCTTATCAATCCACCAATATCATTGACTCGTGGATATAAAGTTGGATTTGCTGTCTCTGATTCTACTTTAACGAAAGTTATATCAGGAAAGAGAACTCAGGTATTTGATTTTGAACTATTCAGAGATACCAATTTTACAAATCCATATTTTAATAATAAAGAGGATGGTGGATTCCAAGTTGTTGGTGTTGGAACAGTTGGTGTCACAACAACTGCGAGAGTTGATGTTTCTATAACAGAAAATACTCCTTCAGATCTCTTCTATAAGTTAACACCTGTAAATTTAAATGTTAATGCTCCAACAAAAAGAAATCCAATTGTTGATACTGACGTTATTAATCACTCAAGTTTAAAAATATCAGATAGTGTTTATAACGGTGATTTTGTAATTACTGGAATCGGATCTACTACATTCTCATTTGTTTTACCATCACAACCAGAAAAAGATGGATATACAAAAAATGAAGCTACAACATTAGAATATAACACATCTTCTACAAGTGCAGTTGGTTCAATTAATAATGTTAGAATCATATCAAAGGGAAGAAATTATTCAAGTATTCCTGTTGTTACCTCAATTGGATCAACACTTGGAGTTGGTGGTGTAGTTAGATTGAATAGCAACGATGTTGGAGTTCTAAGAAGATATCAAATTAAAAATATTGGATTTAACTATTCAGCAGATAAGACAATTCAACCATCTGTTCAGTTACCTCAAATTTTAAGATTAGATCGTTTATCTAAAATATCAAATATTGGAATTAGTTCTGGTGGTAAAAATTATCTTGAACCACCAAGCATTGTAATAATTGATCGTGTAACTGGTTTAGTTAAAGATGAAGTTATAAGCGAATCTGATTTGCAAGGAACATCTGTGTCTGAAGTTAGAATTCTTAGAAATACAAACTCATTATATGATAGTAATCCAAAAATTGTTGCTACAAATAACAATAATGGAATTAAGGTTAAAAATCTTAGTTTTACAAGCGGAACAAATCTTGTTACATTAACTTTAGAAGGATCTTATACATCATCAACATATCCGTTTACCATTGGCAAAAAACTTTATGTAGAGAACATAGGTATTGGATCTACAGGAAGTGGTTTTAACTCAGCTGATTATAATCATGAACCATTTGTAATTACTGGAGTCAATACAAATCCAGGCGGAGGAAATGCAACAGTTTCATATAATTTAGACTCTTCTGTTACAAGTCCAGGCATCTTCAGTGGCCCTTCCTCATCTGGACAAGCAATACCATTTGAGAATATTGCACAATTTAATATTAGTGTTGATACAAATCAATTCAGTGTTGGTGAAATCGTCAGCACAGGTGACAAAGTTGGAACTGTTGTTGCGTGGAACGAGAATAATAAGTATCTAAAAGTTCTCTCAAATGATACTTTTGAAGTTGGAGAATCAATTAATGGATCTTCATCAAAATCAATTGCTTTGATAGAACAAACCACAAAATTTGATTCGGTATTTAATATAGATTCTGATTCTGAATTTAGAAGTGGTTTTAGAAGAGACACAGGTAAATTAAGCACTGAATTACAAAAACTAGCAGATAATGATTATTATCAAACATTCTCTTATTCATTAGGAAGCACGATTGATTATGATACATGGAAAGATCCAGTTAATAGTCTTAATCACACTGTAGGATTTAAAAATTTTGCAGATGTTAATGTTGTTTCAACTGCATCAACAGATGATAAAAATCGTAGAAATGCTAGAGTTGGTCTTGCATCTAATGTGACTGTTGTTATTTCAGACATCGTAAGTCAAAATGAGTCATTACATATGACTTATGATTTTGATTTAGTAACTGAAAACTCAAAAAATATTGATGGATTATTTGCATCTGATGAAATTAATTTTGGAAATAGAATTTTAACTGATTATATAGAATCTAGAACAAACAGAGTAATCACGATTGATAGTGTTAGTTCTGAGTTTAATGATCTGCCTCGTGCAACCGCATTTTCTGATGTATTTGATTTTGATCTTGATGATATTGATGGAATTAAATTCTATGTCTTATTATTTGATACTAGATTTTCTGGAGAGAAAGAAATAATTCAAATTAATTTACTTCATGATGGATCTCTTGGATACATGTTGCCATTTGGTCGTGTTGAAACACAAATTGATCTTGGTGAATTTGATCTCAACGTCACAGGAACTACAGGTAATTTAAGATTTCTTCCAGCTAAGTCTAAGTTCAATAACTATGCATTAAGATTGTTTGCAGTCGAGACATTTAAAAATACTAAAGTTGGAATTAGTACGTTATCACTAGGAACAGGATATGACATTATTTCTACCTCAGCTGGTATTGGATCTACAGATCCATCTCCAGTTCAAGTTGTGGGATTTGGAACCACCGCAATTACCACCAGCAAATTATTCATACAAACACAAGAATTAGGTGGTTCTCAGAGAACTCAATTAAATGAGTTAGTTGTATTGAATGACAGTGAAGAGGTATATCTTTTAGATTATGCTCAGATGACAAATGATAATCTCTCAATCACCGATGCTCCAAGTGTAGGATTAGGGACATTTGGTGCAGATGTAAGATCTGGTATTACAAGTGTTTATTTCACACCTGAGGCTGGAATCGGTGTTACAATGAGAATTCATCAGGTGGCAATCGGTGGAACTGCAACTGGAATTGGAAGTACAACCATATCACTTACTGAAGTATTAACAACAACTACTGATATTGCAGCAACAGGAACTCCACAACCAACTCGAATTAGTGGAATTAATTCCAGTAAATACACTGCTTTTGATGCATTAGTTGAAATACATGATACAACGAATGATCGATACGCTGTTACTCAAGTAACCGCAATTCATGATAGTATTACTCCTAACTTTACGGAGTTTGGTTACATGGATAACTTTAACACCAATGTAACTAGTTTCTCTGGTATTGGAACTATTGGTGTTGGATATTCATCTACATCTGGTGGTGACATTGAACTTCGTTTAACTCCTCCAGCAAATACAGCAATTACAACTAAAGTATTTCAGTATAACTTTAATGAGTCAGGAACTGGTGGTGTTGGTTTAGTTACATTTACCGATTCTAGATTAAAATCTGCTGAAGGATCTTATACTGGAACTGAAAATGATGTTAAGTTTTCATTCAATCTTAAACATGCTGGTGATTCGATTTTCCATAAAACATTTGACTCATCAGATACTTCGGTTGTTGATGTTGCAAATGATACCTTTATCGTTAATAATCACTTCTTCCAAACAGGTGAAGAATTAACTTATACACCAACAGGCACTGGTACAACGATGAGTATTGGAATTGCAGCAACAACTGTTGTTGGATTTGGTAATACAAATAAACTACCATCAAAAGTGTTTGCAGTTAAAATTGCTGAGAATAAATTTAAAGTTGCCGCAAGTGCAACTGAAGCATTACAAGGAATACCCTCAGTTTTAAATTTAACTGCTGTTGGTGTTGGAACAACACATTCATTTACTGCAAAGAATCTTAACTCTAAAGCCTTAGTTACTCTTGATAATAATATTCAAAGTCCAGTTATACAATCACCGATTAATACAAAATTATCATTTGATGCTGCTGTAGAGACTGACTTTATTACGTTAACAGGTATATCATCATTCTTCTCAGGTGATGTAATTAAAGTTAATGATGAGTTCATGAAGATCGATACTGTTGGTATTGGATCAACTAATAGATTACTTGTCAGAAGAGGTCAACTTAACTCCGCACTTGCAAATCATAGTGCTGGTGATACTGTCATTAAATTCTTAGGTAGTTACGAGATTGTTAAAGATACCATCAACTTTACGGATGCACCAAAAGGTGAAAAAGGCCCTGCTGGTTTAACTACTACATCTACGTTTGTAGGTCGTGTATTTACTCATACTGGTATTCCTGACGGATCTCAAGAAACATATACAAATAACTTTGTATTTGATACTTTTGAGGATCAATTTACTGGACAAGAAACAGACTTTATATTGAAATCTGAAGGTCAAAATGTAACTGGATTTGCAACTAATACAGGTGTTCTATTATTAAATGAAATATTCCAAAATCCAAATGATGATTATAATATCACAGAGACTGCTGGCATTACATCAGTAAGTTTTACTGGAGCTGGAGTAACAAACAACTATGATGTGAACGTATCATCTGTTCCTAGAGGTGGAGTTATTGTTTCTGTAGGTGAGAGTGCATCATTTGGATATCAATCATTAGTCGCTGCTGGAGGAACTGCAATTGTATCTTCCGCTGGTACAATTACATCAGTATCAATTGGTAATAGTGGATCTGGATATCGTGTTGGATTACAAACTAATATTCTTGTTAAAGCCGTTACAAGTTCTGGTGTTACAACAATTGGTAAAGCAAATGTTAGTGCTGGTTTAGTTACATCTGTCACAATCACAAGTGGTGGATCAGGATTTAGTCAATCTGCACCTCCAGCTCTTGAATTTGAAAATCCACTTAATTATGAAAATATGAGATTAGTTGGTAGTTCCACAGGTATAGGTGCATCGGTATCTGTTCGTGTTGGTTCTGCAACAAGCATAATTGATTTTAGAATTACAAACTTTGGATACAATTATAAAATTGGTGATGTTTTAACTGTAGAAAGAGGTGGTCAAGCTGGTATTCCTACAGATGCATCCGCTGGAAATTCCTTTAAATTATTTAATTTAACTGTTCTTGACGTATTTAATGATAGTTTTGCTGGGTTCACTTTTGGTGAATTAGAAAAATTAAATACATTTGAAGATCTATTTGATGGAGATAGAAAAAGTTTCCCAATCACAAAAACAATAGGTGCAGCTGAAACACCAATCACATTGAGATCTGCAAAAGGATCTCCAATTAAAGTTGAAGATAATACATTAGTGTTCCTAAATGATATTCTTCAAGTTCCTCGTGAAAGTTATGTGTTTAATGGTGGATCTCAAATTACATTCTCTGAAGCACCAAAAGCGGATGATAAATTAAGAATTTACTATTATCGTGGTTCTGAAAATGATGTCATTGAAGTTGATATTTTAGAAACAGTTAAGACTGGTGATAAACTTACAATTAATAAATATCCTGATATTGGTTTAGATGATGTATTCCAACAAGAACCAAGAACAGTTACAGGAATTACAACATCTGATACTGTAACTACAAATACTTACATTAAATCTGGAATCACAACAGTTAGAACACTTCAAAGACCAGTTACTTGGAAAAAACAAATACAAGATGTTTTTGTAAATAACATTGGAATTGGTAAAGATAGAGTAGAATTAGAACCTGGCATTCGACCAACTGCGTATATTATCAAAGGTGTTTCTGCTGGTTCAACAGAGGTATTCACTGATACAGCGTTCCCACTATTCAGTCAGGTTGATGATTTAATTGAAGTCAAACAAAGTGTTTTAATTCTTGATCGCACAACCAAAACAGGAGTTGCTGCAACCGCAGTTGTATCTGCTGCTGGAACAATATCAAGTGTTGTGATATCAAATGGTGGATCAGGATTTACTGTTGCACCTCATGTCTCAATTGGTGTTACCGCTGGTATTGGAACTATTCATGCTGGTATTGGAACAACCTCTGCAAATGCAACTGCTGTTGCAACTGTATCTGGTGTTGGAACAATATCTGCGATCAGTGTTGTAAATGCTGGTGCTGGATATACAAATACAAATCCACCATCAGTGTTAGTCGAACCAGAATCTGTGACTCAAGAAACTTTGAGTAATATTAAATATGAAGGTGATTTTGGTCATATCGTTGGAATAGGAACATCAACCGTTGCTGGAATCGGAACAGCATTACAGTTTGATCTCTTTATTCCACAAGGATCTGTTCTTCGTGATGCATCAGTTGTTGGATCTGCGATCACTGTGAGTGGCATTGCATCTGGATATTATTTTACTACATTTGAAACAAATGTCGGTAATGGTATAACTGCTTATGAAAATGCAGTTGGAACCTCACCTGTAGGAATCGGAACATCCTTCCTAGATAATATATACAGAGTTCATAGTGCTAAAACTATACAAGGGCCTGCTTTTGGAATTGGTTCAACTACCTTGAGAAGAGTTACTGTGAGTGTTAGTTCAACTGAAGGTATTGGTATTGGAAGTGGAATGTTCGGCAAATACTCTTGGGGTCGTTTGCATGACTTTGTTAAGAAAGATACCAGTGCATTTACCGCGATTACTGATGATGGTGTCACAGGAATTATTACTGGCCCTGTGATCATTAGAACTAGGGATT